CGTGATGATCTTGGCGCCGATCTGAACCATCATCTGTTCTTTATGAGTCATCTCTGTGCCGATAGCACTAGCAGCATCAAGCTGTAGCAGTTCCGCTTTGCCGCCCTCAGAGAGTATCAACCCAGAGTTCTCGCCGACTGTGACTCCCCCAGGATTAGCTGCCTGGAATGCTTCTGGACTCATATCAGTTGATACGACCAGAGTGCCGCCGCCATGAACTGATAAATTATTCTCTTGATCCGCTGAGTTTCGGAAATGTCCGATATTTACCCTGGCGATATCATAAAGAATCGGCTCGTCAATAGTTGGTAGATTGTCCCGACTACCAATGAACTGGAACGGGATATAACCGAACGGCTGGCCGCTTGCGCCACGTATCACTATCTCTTCGGTGATCGGGTCTCCGTTCTCGTCATAAAGCTGCTGCGTATACTGTTGATCAGTGTTAAGTCTCAGAACCCGGTAGCGATCCACATAATCCCAGGTAAACTCGTCATAATGAACTGGCGAGTTCTCTTTCAGCACCAGCATTCCGAGCTGGCGGCGTCCGTTTAGAACGTGAACGTGCCAATTAATAATTGACTCAGCAGTATAGGTCGCAATGTGCGGCTGTAGCCCCATCCGGCGAACCTGCTCAACCGTGAGTTCTTCGTCTACCATCGGATAATCAGCAAGCAGACCGAATCGCCCGGTCTCCATCAGTTCATCCGCTGCAAGTTTAGCCACCTGCGTGAGAGACTGCCCAGAACCGTCTGCATTATCTAGCATGAACTCCATATCCGGCGGCAGTTCGATGCGAGGCGGCAGACGGAATATAGCTCCCTTCAGCCCCTCCCTGGTTCGCCCGGTGTAGTTTGTATATATCGCTTTCTCGACTCGCTGATAATATTGATCTTGCTCTTCGTGAGTACGTCGCGGAATATAGTCTCGGGCTTCTTCGAAACTAAGCCCAGTGGCAGCGTTGCGAGTCAGCTCCCACTTATCTAAATTCTTATCGTAATCAGTATGGGTTTCTGAAACTGGCATATATTCACCTATACGCTGAAATTTATTGGGATGTGAGCTATTGGCTTCACGATTGGCATCTCAAACGCGATCGGATACGTTGCCGCATCGATGGCATGATCTAGTCCTGAATTCTTGTCTGGCATTCCGTTCTTATCGTATGCGAGCTGCTCGAACGATTCTGCCACACCTGTGCATTTTAGCGCATTTATGTACAGCAGACCATTTTCGAACGCTGCGTTCGTAGCCATTACTCGGTCTTTGATTGCTGGATTAGACTTCTTCGCCCTGACAGTGAACCCTGCTTGCTCTATCAGCGCGATGTCGGAAGTGCTGGCGTTTACGGTCTTTCTGGCCCTGCCCGAAGCGTCTGGATAGATGGTTACTCTGTGATCTTTGTATCGCTCCGAGATGATTCTAATCATGTCTGGCGTGTCGTACATATCCAGCATCTCATCTACTGCATGCCACTCTTCGCCCCGGCGTACATAGACCACCGCGCATTGCTGAGTGACGTTAAAGTCGCAGCCGATATATAACGGCTCGCCATCTTGGATGGTTTCTGTCGTGTTGCATCTGCTGCGAGAGTATCCGCAGTAGACTGTTCCCTGGGTTAGATTGACGAACTGGCCGTCTAGGTAAGCTGTCAGCAACTGCTCTGGATAGATATCTCTCAGTGACTCGATATAGCCGTCTGGCAGATGCGGATTAGAATCTGTCGGCGCTTGAATGATCTCGTAACCCGGCTGCGGGTCTTTCTTCCACGCATCATAGACGAATCGGAAGCCCTCTGGCGTCGTTGTCACGCCTATAGTGTTTGGCTTACCCGTCGGCTTAGTTTGGCGATTACGTGCGATTACCTGCCGCCAGACGTGCCCCGCATTCGCTTTGCTGAGTGTATCCAGTTCGTCGATGTCTGCATCCGCGTGTTCGTAACCCACTATTCGATTCGGGTTCTCCATCGATCGGAATATGATCGCGCCATAGCCAGGAATGGTAATCTGATTGATTGGAGTCTTTTGCAGCCGATACGGAAGCCCCATCGCCGTGAGTATCTCTTCGAATCTCGGCCATGCGATAACCCGGATCAGATCGTAAGTCGGCTCATAGAAGCCCCGGTTCGTGCCAGGGTTCGATATCAGTCCGAAGATAGACCGCAGAATAGCCGCTTCCGTCTTACCAGCGCCGAATCCAGCGACCAATGCCGGGAACCGAGCCTCAGATGTCATGTAGTTATACTGCGGCAGCGTTGGGCTAATCTGCGCCATCGGGTTTCACGATTTGGAGCGTGATGTTCTGATTGCCCTGCTCTTGCTCGGTCTCGCGCCATCCTGCTTGAGTCTTCAGATAAAAGATCGCTGCGGAAGTGTTGCCGTCTTCAGCTTGCATGATGAGAGACTGCCCCATGCGACTAATCGCTTTGGCTTTTCCTCTTTTATACGCATCAGAAACATCTGGCTGGCGACCTTCGATCTCTCTGAGCGTAGTGTCAGAGATGCCCATATGGTCGGCAAGTTGCTTTTTAGATAGCACAGCGGCCAGAGCTTCGACCTGCGCGATTTGAGTGTCATCGAATACTATAGACGGACGGCCACCGCCGTCGCCCTGATTTCCTTTCTTCATTTGCAGCCCCGCGCAATGAGTGCAGCGCCCCAAGCGCCACATTGCCGAGATTATAGCACATTTACAGCTTATAGAATAAATGCCGCCCAATGGCTTGTGTCAGCTCCCCAGTGTGCGACCAATACGGATCGACCGACTTAGAGTGATAGTGATTCGCTCCATGCGTTACAGATACCAGTTCACCGTTTAGCGCCATGCTTGCTATCAATAGAGCAGTTCGCCAAGATTTATGGTCGGTGATCGTCTCCGGCTTCCTGTCGCAGTAGAACGTGAACTGGCACTGGTGTTTGATCGGATACCCTCCCCAGTATTTACCCTGCGTCACGACCGAGCAGTGATCCCCAGGGAACCGAGCATCCTGCACCCGATTCTCGATAACCTCTGCGATGGCGATCTGCCCGGCGACCTGCTTCTCTCCCCTGGCTTCGAAGTAAATTGCCATAGCGACGCATAGAATTGGGCTTATCATCACATTACCGCCTTTATGATTTCCGCTGCCGCTTGCGGGACAATGGCGTTACCCGCTCCCCTGAGCAAGCCCACTCGATTGGGTATCCCATCAGCCAGAGGGAAAAGCGCGGATTCAGTTGGGATGGGACGGTACTTTCCGTCTCGGCAATAGATGGTTTGTGAGTCAGACCAGAAACCTGCTGAGTCAATGGAATCCCGGTGTCCTGCGGTCTCGGCGGCTTCGTGCCTCTCTTGGGGTCTGTTGCTGTCGGGGTTGCCCAGGGTGTCAGTTGAGCCGCTACATCCAGTGTGTCCGTTGATATCTTCCCGTTGCGAATCCTCCCGCCCTTGTATCCTCCCTTGTGGTCTCTCGTTGATGGAGTCGGCCACGAAGAATAGTCTGTCCCTTTTGTGATACGCGCCGATGCTGCCAGATGGTAGTACGACTGCCCCGCTGGCGTAACCTTCCGCTTCAAAGTCGTCTTGTAAATCATCGAGCCATCCATGTCGGATAGCTGCTGCAACTTGTTCACCAAAGACTGCTGTAGGTTGGCACTCTCGGATGAGATTAAAGAAGACAGGCCAGAGGTGTCGCTCGTCATCTTTTCCCTTTCCTTTCCCTGCTGTTGAGAATGATTGGCAGGGAGGGCTTCCCGTCCAAACAGGTCTGTCTGAACCCCACCCCGCAAGCTGCAAGGCTCTTGACCATCCTCCGATACCTGCAAAGAAGTGGCATTGTGTGAATCCCTGAAGTTCTGATGGTTCGACATCTGCAATGCTCCTAGAATCAACCTCACCATCTGGAATGAGGCCATCTTTAATTAATTGTTTTAGCCATTCAGCTGCGAATTTGTCCCACTCATTGTAATAATTCATGCGCTGCTCGGCATCGGAACATTGATATCCGGCTCTACTGGCTGTCGCTGCTCCCAGACTTCCCAGGCGAAGCCTCGTAATCGAGAAGAACCCTAGACGCTTGAGACATTATTACTTTTCGCAATCTGAGCCGAGTCGCGGTCTCGTCGAAATATTCCGGCTCCATAGCCATTGCGAATAAGTTCATGCCGAGCACCGAGTCGCCGTCGATCGCTTCATAGACAGAATCTGAGTCAGAATAAGTATTGATTTTGTGCGCTATACATTCCAACGCAGAGAGAGACGGGTCGAACTCGCCAAATTGAATGTATTCGTGCAGATTTTCTTGAATGCCGCATTTGATAGCTATTTCTAGTTTTTTGCTCATAATTGCCTCCCGGCTTTATTGGCGAGAATTCGCCGTTAATCTTCACCCCATGCAGACATAGCCTCGTCTGCTGCACGTTCGGCCATCTCTCGCTTACGTTCTGCTGGATCTATGTAGTCCTCCTCCAGCGTGTCCAGATACTCGTCTAACTCTATCATTACTCTATCTCTGCTCATCCCTAAACCCCTATACTAGCAATAAATTATTCTTTCGAGCGTACTTCCGGTGCTCGTCTGTATCTTCGAACATCTCAGAATCGAATACTAGCTCTTTGCTGTCTTCGTTTTCTCTGAGAATACCAACTATTCGAACCTTTTCGCGGATCGGCTTCTTTTCTGAGACTTTATAAAGAAAGAGCCAGTCAGCAATCATCCAGACATTGCCATCGTCTCCGTTGTAATATTCACGGTGAACGCCGAGAAAACCTTCTAAGTCTCTCCAAGCTGCTAATTGATCGGCTGATAAGACTTTTTCGCCAGTGTTTGAATCTTGCCGACTTGCTGCGTCTCCCAGACTTTTCGCCCGAAGTATCGTAATCGCTTCCATCTGCATCGCTCCTAATTATCCACAGCTTATTCATTTTTAATTTTAGCTTTGTGCAGGGCTCGCACACTGCTCCGCGAGACGGCAACAAACACCCGCAACTAGGACATTTTCGACTACCGCTTGCCTTTTTCATTCTGGCGACCTCTTAATCAGTACCCTGATTATAGCCGCGACTGATCAGAGATTCAGCTATAGAATCGCTGTACATTTTTGTCCCTATTGTTTTGACCTGCGGCATCTCCCTCGAACCTTTTCCCAGTTCGCCTTCGAGACGCCGATTGCAGTCCACGCATAACGCGCAGCCTTTCTTGATAGCACTGAATGCGTGATTTTCATGGCGATGAGAATCACACTCAAAGCAGAGAAAATCCATTAGAAAACACCAAAAAAGGCAGCAAACACAAAAAGTAAAAGAATGCTCCAACAAACCGCAGATAGTATTTCGTGCATGATATTTCTCATTTTATTTACCTTTTTAATTAGCGGAATTGATAGAAGGCACTCTTGTGAATGCCTTCGGGTGTTGCACTATATCTATAAAATTATATTGCGTGAAAATGCTGTAATGCTTTATCTGTTGGCAAGATGTTCAGACAGATTGCGTCCTTGCTTACCATTTTAAGATCAACAATTTTATGGAATAGTTCGGCTTTCTTGTCTTTATAGAAGGCGGGAATCTTGTAAATACTATATGCGCCTTTCTCGTTGTTATTATTGATCATGATTAGGCCTTTTCTAAGAACGCGCTTCAATTCTTTTTCATCAAGCCATCGGTTTACAAGTTCGCCAAACATAATCTCTAAAGAAAATGGAAGAGTATCGTTCTCGTTCCACGGAAGCGGCATTCTTGGCTGCACTTTAACCCAAACATTGACGCGATCTTCTATTTCTTTGCTGTTCCAATCAATGTGATCTTCACCGCCAAAACCTTCGTTACGAACAGTTCCAGACTTCTTGCCGTCAACATAAATTGACGCTTCGTAGCAATGAGTCTCTTGTGAAGCGAATGCCGAGTGCTTGATGTTTTTTAGTGTGATTTTCATTTCTGTATCTCCCGATGAGTGTGTTTGTGTTGCTGTTGGGAGTATATTGCCCGTCTATATACTTAAATGCAACACTTTTGTTCGCTTTTTTCACACTTTTGTTAAGTATTTTTAAAACTTGTTATATTTCCGCGACTTAGCGGCGGCGATTTGCTGCGATTTTATCCAGTTTGCGACCTCCGGGACGATTTCTGCCGATAAATTTACCGATAATCCCTTCGGCCAGACGCCGAACTTAGCCCTGTATTTGTGCGATGCCCAGCCGTCCTTCCAGCCCTTTTGACGGCTATATCGGAGCAGATTCGAATACCACATCGCCTTTTCGTACTTACCCGCTTTCTTCGGCTTGTCGTCGATCCTAACTAGCATCGTGCTATCTGATTCCAGTCGCTCAGTGATTGTCAGCTCGTACCCGCAAGCGCATCGAAGCCCCATCATGATCTTCTGGCATCGCGGGCACTCCCTCGTTGTAGCGTCTTTTTTATCTTTCTTTTCGAGCTGGTTCTTCTCTGCGAACTTGCGGTCGCCATCGTCCAGCTCTGAGACTTCCATAGTGTGAGCGTAACCGAACCTGCCGACGTTTCCTGCATGATCGAGATAGATGGCGTAGGGCTTTGATTCGTGCAGTCTTTGGATTCTCCCGGCGCGTTGCTGATAAGCGATGGCCGACTTACTTGGGCTGCAATCTATGAGACAACGGGTTCTGGGACTATCGTATCCAACTCCGAGCAGCTTGGAGCAGCTTAGAATCTTGAACTCTCCGGCTTCGTGTCCCCGGTAGAGTTCGGCTCTGGTCTTCTCGTCGGTATAGCCATCGATGTGCTGTGCTGATACCCCAGCATCTCGGAACATCTCGACTAGATACTTCGAGTGCTTAATTGATGGCGAGAATGCGATCGTCTGCGAACCCTCCCCGTGTTCCAGCCAATTCCGAATGATGTCGCCAGTGAGATGCTGGTCTTCTTCGGTCGCTCTTGCGAGATCGTCTGGATGGTAATCGCTGCCGCCAGTCGAGAGAGCTTTCGCTTTGAGTCCCTTCGTGTCGATCTTTGCGCCGCCGTAATAGTGAACCGGAGCGAGATAGCCTTGATCTAGTAGATCAGCAGCGGTACATGGCACGATCAGATCGTCCCAGTATTTTCCAAGCCCCTTCGAGTAGGGCGTTGCCGAGAGTCCCACGAACTTTACATTGGTATAGCGATCCATTAATCCGGTGACTGTCTTCCAGGGCGTATGCGCTTCGTCAACTATAGCGAAATCGAACTCTGGCGGGTTTCTACGCCTAGCGATGGTTTGAATCGATGCGATCTGGATTTGTTTGCTTGGATCGGTCTTCCAGTGATCAGCCTGGATCACTCCGAAGTCTAGCCCCATAGCTTCGAATGCGTCCATCGTCTGCTCGACGAGCTTCACACGGTCTGCCATGAACATAACCCGACGCCCGGACGCTGCCGCGCACTTCATCATGTAAGCTGCCGTTATGGTCTTACCAAATGAGCAGCAAGCGGCAAGCATTACCCGGCGTTTGCCCTGCTTGAATGAGTCGCGGATCATTTCGATCGCTGTATTTTGATGCTCTCTTAGTTCCATGCTTTCCGCCTCCCGACGAACATTTTTGTTGTTTCTCTAAACGACGCCCACGCCCCGTCTTTTTCTCCCATAGAGACAGCAGCTATATCCTACCGCTAGTCCCTGCGTTCGCCGAAGCGACGGCCAACTGGCCGGATACTCAATATCCCGATCCACAATGGTGAATCGACTCCCCGCTCAATTTCTTGAGCTGCGGCATTTGGATAAAATATCTCACACTCTGCCGAGTTTAACTCTATGGGCGCGAGCCGTCAGACGGGAAGGACGGGCATCGCATTAGTGAGTGTTCGATCGTCGCTTTTCAGCCGCTGGTTAAAGCCCCAGCTCGGCATATTCAGAGTTTCCGGTCTGAATTCATCGCACCGATTGGCAAATTTCGCCAATTTGTAGTCAGATTCGCTATATATTGTGGTATTTCTTGACGCGATACACTATCAGTTGCGATAATTCCTGCATCGGAACCCGATGGGCTAACCTTGAGTAGTGCATCGGCAGAGTCCACAGAACTCGCCCGACTGGTCACAGTATATACTGCGTTCCAAAAAAGAGCCAGAGACCTCCCGCTCTGGCTTTTTTTATTTCTTCTCGCTCAAACGCTTGAGCATCATTTCTCGATTTTCTTTTCTAATTCTGACTCGCTCATTCCGAGTTTCAAACGCCACTTCTCGCAAATTGAGCCATTCTGACGACTTTCCTGCCGGTATTTTTGTAATCTTGCCGCCCCTGGCGAGATATTCCGCGACGTGCTTACTAATAATCTGCCGAAGTTCGTCTTTTTCTTTGCTTCTATCGATCAATCTCTCATCTCCGAGCATCATGAACCTCAATTTAGCTTGATTTGGCGCTCTCGAAGAATGGCTTTCTCGAATTCTTTGCAGTCTTTGCAATACCATCCGACACGGTAACGATGATACTCGCCATCTGTTGAACGGTAATCGAATCCGACAATTTGCCCCATTACAGCACCGCACTGGCAGGGCTTTTCTTTCAAATTATCGAAATTTTCGCTCATACAATTTGGCTCTTTTTGTAAATACTTTTTTCAACCGATCAAGATACTCGGAATCAAATCGTCTTGGCGAGTTGTCATTCTCCAGCCTTTCGACCCGATCTAGCCCAATACGATCAATCAGCCCTGCCCGGTATCCTACCAAATTTCCTGATAGATACCGATTACAATATGCGAGCTGACTGTGACAATTAAAAAGATTAAATTTTAGCCCAGGAGCCGATCCTCGGCTTCGATAGTGCCCAGCATCGACCGCTCCCCCATGCTTTATATCGCCCTGAGAGCGCCCACAGCAGATGCACGGCTTATCCCTATCCCTCGCTCTAATATAGCGATTAAAGGCCGTCTGAGCCTCTTTAACGCGGTCTGATCGAGTCTTGAGCCGTTCTTTTGTCTCTTTGAATTCTTTCTTCTCTGCTTTCTTGGCGATTTTCTTGGCTGCGTCGCTGCGAGAGAACTCGATTAAATGCTCTATGCAGCAAAATGCCTTCAGACTGCCAATAACTGCTGATCCGGCTTCGACCTTCTTTCTGCATAGTGAGCAGCGTCTAGTTCGCATCTGCTTTGCTGAGAACTATTTCGAGCCGATCCATATCCTGTAAATCTTTAGTCACTATCACCTGCGCGTCGGTCTTTTCGATATGTTTTCCGATACCCGGATCACCTTTTTTCACTGGATAACCAGCCGACTCCCAGAAATCCGATTTTTCAGCAAATCCAAGCAGATAAACAGCGCCCTCCGATAGATAAGCCCAGACATACAAATCGCACTGCTGATTTCTCTGCGAATTCGGCACTCTCAGCGTGTAGTAATCTTTCGGCTCTCCGATGCTCTTGCTAGTCTTTACGTCGATTCTATAGCCGCCAGCAATAAAGTCATAATCCAGAGAATCATCTGCACAATAATCGAAATCGATACCGACATCCATAAGCCACCTACCGAACGCCATTTCGCCCATTGTCCCGGTTATTTGCCCGGAACCGTCAGTCATAATAGTAGTCGAGTTGAATGCTTTTCCCGTATGTTTTCGGTGCGAATACTGAACCCAGCTTTCTCGAATTACTTGTTTGATCATTTTGTCGGCCACTCCGGTATTTTGATTCCATGCGTTTGCGAGAGATGGCGAGAGATTGTTTCGTAAATCTTGTTATATTCGCCGCGCTCCGGGTCTTTCGTAGATTCTTCCCCGACCATTATCCGTTGAATCGGTCGCCAGAGATGATCTTTGGCTGACTGTACTGTCCAGGGTATCTCGATTTCTGGTTTTAACGTCTTTTTCATGTCCAGGCCAGCGTCGTTTAGCGTCTGAGAGAGATGCGCTAACCAGAGATGTAGTGCGCTGTTTTGCGCCATTGTTCGCGGCTTCTTCGTCGTGTACTGAATGGCGATGTGCCCGTGCCTCTCGAACAGCTCTTCGATGTGCGCTATAAATCGCTTCTTCGAGTCTTCGTCTTTAACCGTCCAGCCTTCCATTTCACTCTCCCGTTTGATCTGCGTAATCCGTCCCAACTTTCTCAGGAATATGAACCTGGCACTCTATGTCTCTATGCAAACGCTTCGCCAGGCTATAGGCAACAGCTTGCCCGGTGAACGATCTATCGGCGTCTGCGAATATGTGCAGATTTGCCACCTGGCTCGGCGGCTCGAACTTCTCCAACATTCCAGCCGTCGCTGCTGCCCAGCACGGAATCTTGAATTTCTGCATAACCGCCAGAGCTGTCTCCACGCCTTCGGCTATTCCCATCTCGACATAAATGTCCGTCAGACGTATCGCGCCGCCAGTTGTCGGTCTGCAAGGCGGCATGATCTTCTTCACTGATGGAACAAGCGCCTTTTGCCCGCTAGCTGATAGATAGGTGACGTGCATTGTCGCAGGTAGTCCGTTCTTATCAGAGAACACGCAGACCATTGCCGGATGCTTGCCGAGCGACTTGCCGCCGTCCCAATATTCGAGACCGGGATGGAATCCTATCTTCTTGCAGTTCGCCAGACCGCGATTTCTAAGATAGAGAGTCTTCGCGTTTATCTGTGATCCGTGATCGAGCCCTCGACGGATGTATTCGAGCCGCGACTTATTCTTATCGAGATTCGGCTCTACAGGCTTGCTCGGCTTTATATCACCCACCATCTGTTTGATTTCCTGCGCGACCGCTGACTTGCTCATTCCAGTGATCTCTGCCGCTAAATCCCACCCGGAGCCGTTCCCGCACTGGTTGCAGAAGTATTTGCCGTCGCCGTTGTGATTAGTGAATCGGAATCGATCCTTCCCGCCGCACATGGGGCAGGGAGCGTGTTTGCCGTTCAGCAGCGATTGATCGATGCCGAGCTTGGAAAGTATCTCCGGCCATCGATTGCGCGAGATTTCCATTAAATCATTCATGATATAAATCTAGGAAATCGGCGAGACTCAGATCAAAGACTGCCGCAATTTCAACGGCCCGTGATAATTTTATATCTTCGCTTTTTTGCCAGCGCGAAACCTGCTGTGGAGCGACTCCAATTTCTTTTGCTATATCGGAAATCCGCGTATGCGAGCTAGCTTGTGCCGCTCGGATAGCTTTGCCGAAATCAACTTTCTGTGACATAGTGTACTTTCTCATAAACTTTCCCCGAAGTATTGAGCGCATTAGCCCAGCGAGGTTTCTCCAACTCGCTGGGCTTTTTTTGCCTAGAACGGTATATCTTGCTCGAATGTTTCGCTAGTGTCGCTTTTTTGTTGCGGTTTTTCAACTGGAGCGTCCTTCGCTTTGAACTTCAGATCGAACGATGGCGACCTCTCATGGTCGCTTTTATTGCGGAACACATTCACCCAGTATTTTTTGCCATCTATCTCGCAGTCGCCTTTTAGCACCATGTCTTGATCGTGACGCTGTTCGTGCTTCCATAGACCGCCGCGCAGATTGTTATCGTATTCGCTCATAATTACTTCCCCTTTAGTTTATTTACATTTTCGTTGATTGACTCGACCGCATCCGTCACTATTTCTTCCAGCGACTTGATGAACTCTTCGTCTCTTTTAACGCGAACCAGAAGCGGCTTGATGCTCTCTGCGTAACAGAGAAAATCGCACCACTCTTTTTCAGCGATCCACATCTGGCCCTGTACTTGAGCCAGATATTCCTGCGGCATCCTCTCCTTCTTTAAGAAGTCTCGCCAGTATTTAACCATCGTATGTGGCTGCGGGCATTTGATTTCCAGAATTCCGTCCGTGTTTTCGATGAGTCCATCCGGGCTTGCTCCGGCTTCTATCGTGTCATGCAAGCAGAGACCGACTTCGATCACTTTGGCGTCGTACATAAACTCATAGTAGTCACGGGCTTTCGGCTCTGTGTCGATGCCGTGCTGCATAGCTGCGGTCGTTGGAAAGAACTTAGACTGCCCCGTGAGTTTCTCGGCGATCAGCTCGTCTATATAGCCGTCAGCAGACGCCGCCCGCTTGCCTGTGGGCGTGATTAGCCTACCGAAGGAACTAGCAGTCGGAACGCCTCTTCGCGCCGCAAACCAGCCCTCTGAGCGTTGTTCGTGCGGAAGTATCCTCATTTTTTACCGTCCTTTTTAGTCTCCAATTTTAAAATTGCCACTTCCGCTTGTGCAGTTGTCAGCTCGGAAATTTCCGCAACTTTAAAGTATTTATGAAAACTTTCTACATCGGCTTCTGTCTCTTCGATCAGCCCATTGATCCGGCTCAGTTGCTCGACTGTGAGCGGCTTTAGAGATTCCGCGAGTTCTTCGGCGGCTTTCTTGTCAGCTTCTGCCTGTCTATCAGCTTCAGCGTTCGGTAAATCTTCGCCCGCATAGATATAATGGCCGAGACCGAACATCGCCAGACATTTAACCAGACAGCGCATTTTGGCAGTATTCAGTTGAAAAGCGTTCGGGTTCGGAATTGCTTTGTTTTTGTAGTCCATGACAGGCAGCCACATCTGGCGAGATAGACTGTCGATTGTAACTGTGCAGAAAACCATCAGTGAGCCGTCTGTCGATGACTCGGGTTCTTGGAAGGAATACTCGGCTTGCGGGTAGTGCTCCATAAGAGTCCCCCAAGCCCAGGCCCAGCTTAAAAAGCTGAGATTCTGCTTCTTTTCGATGCGGTCGGATACATCGACCTGTGATAGCGTCGCCCAGACGGACGCGAATGTCGTTTTTTCGCTCATAAAAATCTCCCGATTTAGACCAGCAGAATGCCAGTCGCCCGGTGATTATACTAAAACGATGCTTTTTTGCAACTTATTGGATGTGAAGTTGTAGCAGAAGTGTTAATACGACCAGATATTCGGCCTGGCAGCGTTTATATCATCTTCGGTGGCTATATCCAGATGAATGAATCTGCCGCCTCCTTTTTGATTGACTCCGATGCCGGTAAAAACATTTGAATTGAGCGCATTCCTAAGCAGATATATAGCTTCCTCTCGATTCACGGCGATATCCACGGCCAAGCCCAG